CCTTTTAATGTTGATGGAGACTGGGAAAATCAAATTATACCCAAGTAATGAAACCACACTAAGCCTAAAATCCGTTCAATGCGAATATACCAGCACCGGAATAAAGATTTTTGGGAATTATACCCACATCACCGAGGCCTTAATACGTGCTTGCTGGGGAATAAAGAGCAAAAGTTTAAATATTTACATCTATTAACTACTAAAATGGCCGATACAGGAATTTTTGCAACTACTGCGGAAGTGCAGAGGAAAGCGGGCGCAAACGCAAGCGCTACATCAACGGCGGAAGCCTACATAAATGATTATATGACTCAAGCGGAGTCTTTAATTAATTGCATTTGTCGATATAATTTCAGTGACGATTATGCAGGACTTAACGCAGATGTTAAAGGATTGCTTAAAGAAGTTGCCTCGAATATCGCTGCGATTTATGCCATTCAATATGACATGAGTGGATTCACCACCCGAATAGAAGCCGAGGACATGGTGAACATATTAAGAGACGCTGCATTAAGAGGTTTATCGTTATTGAGAGATAAAAAAGTGCAAGATTTTATGCGTGAGGCATAGAAAATGGCACACGACTTTGTTCGCTTCCCAGAACTTACAAACTCCCAGATGGATATTTATTACTTTGATTCACCACATAAACAAATATCAGAAGACTTTACTGCTGTAGTGGTCAAAGTTCAGGATGGTGATACTATCAAAGTAAGATGGAAAGAGAGAAATTTCGATTTCCCAGTAAGGTTTAGTAACATTGCTGCCCCCGAATTGAATGAAGAAGGGGGGAAAGAGGCTCAATCATGGTTGGAATCAAAGATTTTAAATGCAGAAGTCGACATAAAAGTAGACAGATTTCACCGAGTGGAGAAATGGGGGCGACTCTTAGGGAAAGTTGTGTTCCAAGGTTTAGATTTAGGTGCGGAACAGATAACAAGGGGCTTATCAAAACCCTGGGTGCAGCGAAACGAAGGCCGAATAAGAAACCCAATTCCAAAAGAGGCATTAAGATAGATGGTAATTGAAACTACACCAATGGCAAACCTTTTTGGAACTTCTAGAAATAGTGGTTTTGGAATGGGAAGTAACCAAGTCCAACGTTTAATAAATGATATAGGTTCTTTTGGATTATGCCCAATTGGTTCTATTATAGGGTGGAACGTAAGTTTCGGATTAACTGATTCCGGAACTTGCGGAACAATAGGCGCAGAAACTAAAAAGTTGAAGGAAGCCGGTCAAAACTTCCTTACAACTGTTCAAGTGGGAATGACTGCTGTCAACACTTCTTCCACACCCGCAGAATATACCATTGTCACTTCCATAGTTTCAAATACTGAACTTAATGTAAGGGATGACATTTTTGATGACGGAGACACATATAACATTTACAAAACCCCTTCCTTGCCGGAAGGATGGTTAATTTGTGATGGTTCTGTAATTGATGACCAAGACTCCGTTTATGATGGGGAAACTCTTCCAGAATTAAACGCCGCTTTAAGATTCCTAAAAGGAGGAACTACTTCAGGAAGCATAGGAGGTTCAATTTCCCTATCTACCGGCGGACCATCCGGAACATCAGGAGGAGGAGGAGGTGATGCAGTAGCAAGCAGTAACCACACCCACACGATAACAGACGGAAGACCACCCTATTATGACGTGGTTTGGATAATGAGGATAAAATAAAATGCCAGATACAAACATAGGAAGCGCTGACTATGGCGACTTCAAAAATACAATAACAGATTATAGCGTTGATTCAGTCAACACCGACGGACCGGATGACCAAACAGAAACTTATTATGACAATGTTAACTGGTCACAATGGTTAGGATATTATAAGAAGATTCCCGAACTAGCCGCCGCAATAGACGCAAAAGCCACATGGACCATAGGGAAAGGATTTAAATCTAATGAAGTCACAGAAATTGCTTTAAGTAATATTAGGGGATGGAATAAAGATTCTTTTAACACCATCCTAGAAAACTGCATAAGAACCTACCACATAGGGGGAGACTCCTTTTGTGAGATTATAAGGGACAAAAAAAACAAACTGGTCAACCTAAAGCCACTTGATCCGGGAACAATCCGGATAGTGGCTAACAGACAAGGTTTAATAATAAGATATGAACAAATGAGCAAGATAGGGAAAAGGAAACATAATAAGAAGTTTCAACCCGAAAAAATATTCCACCTAGCAAGAAATAGGGTAGCCGATGAAATTCATGGTGTTTCAATAATCCCTGCTGTTGAAGAGATTATTAAAATGCGAAATGAAGCCATGACAGATTATAGGAAACTGCTTCATAGAAACATTTTCCCGGTTAAAATCTTCCATTTAGACACAGATGACACTTCCGAAATTGCATCTTTTAAGGCGAAAGCCGACAAAGCCCACACCCAAGGGGAAAATATGTATATCCCAAAAGGGGCGGTGGAAGTGGAATTAAGCGCAGTTGCGCCTAATGCTATGCTTAACCCCCTACCATGGATTAACAACTTAAACCAATACTTCTTTCAAGCGACAGGAGTCCCCCAAATTATAGTGGGCGGTGCGCAAGAGATTACAGAAGCCAGTGCAAAAATAGCTTATTTAGCTTTTGAGCAGACAATCGAAGAGGAACAACTCTTTATTGAAGAACAAGTCCTTGCCCAGTTAAACTTAGAGATAAATTTAGAGTTCCCTGCAAGCCTACAAGATGAGTTATTAAGCGATAACAGGAAAGCGGAAACAATGCAAGCGACCACTCCGGAAGATACGGCGGTAACAAATACAGGAGTAAGTCCACAGGAGGGAGTAGAGTAAAATGGCTAAGAAAAAGAAATTACCAAATCCTTTCCAAAAGAGTAAACCTTTTGGAAGTAAAGTTCCTGCAAAAGCGCAGAAAGCGCCTACTAAAAGGCGGAAAGTTGACGCTGCACGTTTTGGACCTTCCGGACCAAAAGCGAGCCTTGAAGCTATAGACAGAGCAAAAGCCAAGGCAAGGAAAGGGAAATCTCTTCCTTTTTCTAATGAAGTCACCTCTGCCCCAAGCAGGACAGAGAACCGACCAACCCCTCAACCAATCAAAACGACATCAGACCCTGACACGATACCAGTTAATACATCTATAGGGGGCGGTCAAGATACCAGTTTAAGCGGTTCAGTTGGTAGATTTCTAAATAAACCCTTGGTAGAATCAGAACCGGGACTAACTCCTGGAAGTTTGCTTGAAGTTGCCCAAACAATACCCGGTCTTGGGGTGGTGGGAGGAATAGGAGGAGTTCAACAAGGAGTTAAAGCAGGATTTAGTGCGGCGGATAACGCAGCAAAAAGAAACGCATTTATTCAATTATCAAAATTATCACCAAAGGAAGTTGCTTCTTTAGATTTTACCAATTTACTAAAGGCAGGAAAAAGCCTGCAGAAATCTGCAGACTTCGGGGCAGAAACATTTGCCAGGCAGGGGATGAATTTAGAGGGGATTGTAACATCAAGCTCTGGGATTCTTAAGGAGGTAGTTAAGACAAAGCCCGCATGGAATACCAAAACGGCAAGATTGGGAGTAAAAGCTTTGCAAAAAATGTCAACTACAAAAAAATATGGGCTAGCGATTGCAGGAATACTTGCATTTGCAGCATCAGGATTTACAGCAGTAACAACAGCTACCTTTCTTGCTTCGCAAACACAAGACGATGAAACAGATACCATAAGTGACGTTAATTTCGCAATAGCTGAACAAGAAAGAAACGAAAATTGGGAAGAAGTCGACGAGTTACTTTTATTTGGTAAAGAAATGGAAGACTCAATCGACGAAGCAGATGGCTTTTTAGATAATTTTAACACTTGGAAAGCAGGAAAAAGGAAACTAAAAGCAGATTTAAAAATAATGGAAGTTTTAAGGGAATCTACTTTAAAAAATAGGGAGAAAGCAGCAGCAGAAGCAGAAAAACCTACCTTCGCGGAAGAAAGGGAAGCTCAACTTGACGCAGAACGTGAAAGGGAACTTAGGGAACAGGCGGAAGATGACGCACGTTTTGACGAAAGGGAAAAGGAACGCCAAGACAGAAAAGACCGGATTCAGAAAGACCTTGAAGACCGATTTGACAAACGACAGAAAGAAAGAAACGAAGAGAGATTAAGACAAATTGAAAGGGAGAACGAACTTTTCAAGAAGTTTCAAGCGCAAAATAAGAAGAAAGGAGGGGAAACCGACTTCGAGAAGTTCAAAAAATCACAGCTAGGGTTTGGTCTTATAAGATGATAGAAACAGAAATCCCCCAATTAATAGGGACTTTAGGTTTTCCTATCGTCATAACCTTTTATTTATTGTTTAAATTTGAAAAAAAATTAACAGAAAACACTCATATGATAAGCC